TGGAAGGGTTCCAAGCTCCGTCTGCCTTCTGGAAGGAAACCAACCCGCAGGAAGTGCAGGCGTTCATGCAGCAGATGGCGGCGGGTGCGAACAAGCCAGACCCGGCGCAGATCATCGCGCAGGTGGAGGCCGAAAAGATCAAGGCCGACATCGTCATCAGCGCCGCCAAGCAGGAACTGGAACGCCAGAAGGCAGTGGCGGATGCCGACCTCCAGCGCGACAAGCTGGTGGCCGACAGTCTGCTCAAGGCTGCCGAGATACAGGCGAAGTATGGGGCGCAGATCGACATCGCCGCCATCCGTGGCGAGATCGACAAGCAGCGGACGGAGATACAGGAGATGTTCAAGATGGCACAGGCATACGCCCCGCCGCCTGAACCCCCGCCGTCTCCTGCTGCACCGGCTCCCATGATGCCAATGATGCCTCCGGGGATGCAATGAAAGACCTGAACCACGAGGCCATCGAGGCTTCCACGGTTTATATGATGCAGCGCGGCGTCTATCTGTTGCAGGCGCACAGGTTCGCAGGCTCCGAGATGGAACATGCGAACCGGCTCCTGCGCTGGGCAGACCCGCCGCCTGATGCTGAGATCATTGATCTGGGGTCAGGCACTGGATCGCTGGAGGCAGCATGGCTGAACATGCGCCCAGACCTCCAGTTTACGCTGGTGAACATCAACAAGTTCCAGCTGGATATGTCGCCGAAAGCCTGCCGCACGATCCTGTGCGATATGGAGGCTGTTCCAGTTGAGGACGGCCAATTCGACATGGCGTTGGCCTGCTTCTCCATCGGCCACGGCGACCCGAAGGCTGTGATGAAGGAGGCAGCGCGCCTTCTTCGCCCGGGCGGCGTGTTTTTCATCTACGACATGCTGCCGAACCCAGATAAGACGGCGGAAATGACCGCCTTCCACTACGAACTGCACCCGCGCGAAACGATGGAGAGGTGGGCTTCTGAGACTGGCTTCTGGACGGACTTTTACATGGAGCCGTCAGATCGCCGCACCGTTTACGACCGTGTTCCAGAGCTGGCTGATGTATTCCACGACATACAGCCTGCCATTTACAGGTTCATCAGGGGGTAAAATGTCCACCTTCGAGCAGGAAGAACTGTGGCGCGAGGCCAAGGCGTTTGCTGGCAGCGCGTCGTTCCGCGAGGTCATGCGGATCATGGAGGAAAGATACACAGTTGACTGGAAGCTGTCGGAACCCGGCGACAGTCAGAAACGAGATGACGCGTATCACATGGTGCGCGCCATAACTGCACTTAGGGACGAATTGACGGCCATCGCCGCCACGCCTGATGTCGTGCAGTTCAACCGCCGCTTGAAGCGGAATTAAAATGAGGTAGATTATGTCTGAAGCCGAGCAGTCGCAGTCCAGCGAAATCGGCCTTGCGGATGCTGCACGTAGGATCACAGCACTCTCGGAAGGCTCCAACGCCCAAGCCGAACCTGTGAAGCCCGATGTAGCAGATGCCGAAGTCGATGAGACAGAGGCGGCGGCATACGATGCCGACGAGACGCCACGATCCGAGGGCAGGACACCGGATGACGGTTCCGACGATGGTGGTGAGGCAGACGATGTCGCGGACGACGAAGGTGGCAAAGAGAAGCCGCTCGACCTGAACACGCTAGTAACCGTCAAGATTGACGGCAAGACGATGCAGGTTCCGTTGCGAGAGGCTGTCGAAGGCTACCAGAGGCAGTCCGATTATTCGCGTAACATTGTAGCCATCAAAGAGGAGAAGCAGCGGCTCGATTTGGAACGGGCTCAGATGAAGCAGGCTCTCGATATGGCGATACCGCTCCTGCAATCGCAGGTTGAGGTTGAACCAGATTGGGCGGCAATTCATCGAGACGATCCGATCAATTATCCGATCTTGCGTGACCAATGGAGAGATCGCCAAGAGAAGCTCAATGCCATGAGGTATGAGCAGGCGCGTCTTCAGCAGGCCCAGCAAGAACAGGAAATGGCCGCGAGACAGAAGCTGGTTGAAGAAGGGGGCAAGTATCTTGCCCAGACCTTCAAAGAGTGGGCAGATCCAGAGAAACGTCAGGCTGCCACGAGGGAGCTTCGTTCATATGGCGTGAAGCAAGGCTTCACCGACGAAGAACTCGGGCAGGTTTACGATCCTCGTTATGTCGTCATCCTTGAGAAAGCGAGACGATATGATGCCTTGCAGAGCAACCGTCCCAAGCCTGTGAAACAGGAAGGACCGAAGCCGATGCGAGGGGGCGCAAACACCAGCACTCCTATGCGGGGCAACGATGTGCAGCGAGTACAACAGCGTCTCAAAGCAACCGGCCACGTCAATGACGCGGCTGCTTACTTCAGTCTTCTAGACTCTCGGAGAAAGTAAAATGGCGAGCGTTTCTAAAGTTACGACGTATGATGGCGTCAATTCCATCAAGACCGACTTGAGCGATGTCATATATGACATCTCTCCCACTGACACGCCGTTCATGTCCAACATTGGCCGTGATACGTGCGAGAATACGTACTTCGAGTGGCAATGCGATGTTTTGGCCAGTGCTGACACCTCAAATGCTGTCGTGGAAGGCGCCGATGCGGGCAACGCTGAGTTTACTGCAACGACCCGTGTCGCCAACTACACGCAGATCAGCCGCAAGGTCATCAGCGTGTCGAACACCGACAACAAGGTGAACAACGCTGGCATGACCTCGCAGATGGCTTATCAGAAGGCCAAGGCTGCGAAGGAACTGAAGCGCGACATGGAAGCTATCCTCACCAGCAACCAAGCTGGCGTGGCTGGCAACAACTCCACGGCGCGTAAGACGGCTGGTCTGCCGACGTGGCTCATCACCAACTCGCAGGCGAACGGCGCGACCGTTTCCTCGATGTCGGGCGCTTCTGGCAACGGCTATCCCTCGACGGCGTGGACGGCTCTTTCGACCTCGACCGACGTGGCGCTGACTGAAACCATGCTCAAGACCGCCATCCAGCAGGTCTGGACGCAGGGCGGCGACCCGAAGGTGTTCATGGTGAACGCCTACAACAAGACGGTGGCGTCTGGCTTTGCTGGCCTTGCCCAGCAGCGCATGAACTACACCTCCGCGCAGCCGATGAAAATCATCGCCACGGCGGATGTGTACCTCGGCGACTTCGGCGAGGTGTCCATCGTTCCGAACCGCTTCAGCCCGGGCAACTTCGCTTTCGTGCTGGACCCGGAATATGCGTCCGTGTCGTACCTGCGTCCCTTCCAGACCTTCGACCTTGCCGTCACGGGCGACAGTGTGAAGGCTGAGATGGTTGTGGAATACGGCCTCCGCATCAAGAGCGAAAAGGCTCACGCGGTCATCGCCAACCTCATCCCGTCGTGATGAAAAAGGGAGCCGGGGAAACCCGGCTCCTCCTTCTTAGGGGGAACCATGTCTGACTACGACATCAAGCAGAACTCGTCGGAGGTCATCTCGTATGACAGTCTGACTGGGACGCTGCAAAAGATGCACCTGACGACCGACAACAAGCTGGTGCTTGAAACCAGCTATGAGATCGACCCGATTGCCGAGGCTGCGAAGGAAGAACGCAACTCCATCAGCAGAACTGAAAAGGTTCCAGACGGCATGGTGAAGGTCGCGTCTTTGCCGATGATGGTCTATCTTGACCTGCGGAAACGGGGTATTCTTGGCGACCGAACTGAACTGCGGAAATGGCTGGCGTCCGAAGAAGCCGCGCCGTTCCGCACGCACTGGATCAAGAGCTAATGGCGACGATCACCAATTACTCGACGCTCAAGTCCACCATCGCGGACTACTTGAACCGTGCTGATCTGACTTCTCAGATCGAGACGTTCATCCAGTTTGCTGAGGCCGACATGAACACCCGGCTGCGCTGCCGAGAGCAGATCGTGCGCGCCGAGGCGACATCCAGCGCCGAGTACGTCCAGCTGCCTGCCGACTGGCTGGAGGCCATCAACCTCCACATCGTCGGCGGTCAGCAGCCGCTGCGCTATATCACGCTGGACGAGGCCGATATCGTCAACAAAGAGCAACTTTATGTAGGTCCGCACTACTATTCGCTGATGAACGGTGCGATTGAGATCGTTCCAGAGCCTGCCGAGGACATCGACATTGAGATGATCTACTACGCCAAAATTCCGGCGTTGTCGGATCAGAACAC